CAAATCCAAGAAATAATGGAGAAGGCTAATAATGATGCAGAGGCCCAAATAACAAGGCGGTGGGAAAGCGATATGAAATCAGATTCATGGCTCTCTAAAAACACTAGACCTATGGCTTTAATATTCTTATCATTTATGGCTATAGCTTTTATATGGGTTGATAGTCATCATGAAATATCTTTTACTGTAGAACAAGAGTGGATTGGATTATTAAAGCAGTTACTTACAACTGTTTATATAGCTTATTTTGGATCACGAGGCGTGGAAAAATTCAAATCTATAAGTAATAATAAATAGTAAGAGTATTAATTAAATTAAATAAAATCTAATAAAATGAAAAAACTAATATTATCATTATGTTTATTCTGTTCTATTCTGATGTATTCACAAGATAGAAAAGAATTTGCTGGAATATGGCAAGACATCAATAACGAAGAAACTGTTTTAGTTGTGTATCACGACAAGATTATTAAATCTTTAAAATTTTGGAACTTTAAGTTAGGTGACAAGTTTAACATTAAAGAAAGTTTTTTATATGAAAAAAACGGTTTAGTTCAAACAGAGTATGAAGACAATATTAATAATGTCAAATTTATTACCGAGTACAGATTAGAAGATAATATATTAACAAAAGAAGCGAATGGTATGCTTCAACAATTCACTAAATTAAATTAAATAAAATGGCAGAAAGCTTTAAAATTACAGAAGAAGAATTAAAAGTTGTTCAAGAACAACAGGTTAATTATCAAAAAATAGTAGAACAACTAGGGTTATCTGACATAAGAAAGCACACGCTTTTATCTCAGTTAGATTTATTACTTCCTAAAATAGAGGAAAATAAACAAGCTCTTGAAGAGAAATACGGTTCTATTAACATAAACATACAAACAGGTGAATACACTGAAATAGAGAAAGATGATGGTGAAACAGCTGTTGTTAAAGCTGAGGACTAATGACTAACGTAATAAGAAAAATCAGTATAGGTGCTGATTATAAAAGCGATGCTATGCACTACTCTGTTGGACAAAGTGTCTATGGTGGTCATGAAATTGCCTATATAACTCAAGACCAGAAAGATAATTCTTATAATATTCACATAAAGAAAAACAATGAGGTATTGCCGTGGAAGAAGTTTAATTCTAACATGGCTATATCCATTGAATATGATTTAGAGTATTAATGAAAAGCCTATATGATTTCATAGTAAAACCTTTGGGAGATACTTATGAAAATAAAAAAACAATAGGTGACAAGGAACTTATATTAAATACTAAAATTGAAAGTTTTAAATTTGTAAATAACGTAGCGGAAGTTATAGAAACTCCAGCTGCTTATGAAACTATTATAAAAAAAGGAGATTTAGTATTAATACACCATAATGTTTTTAGAACTTTTTATAGCATGCAAGGTGTAAAGAAAAAATCAAGATCTTACTTTAAAGATGATTTGTTTTTTTGTGCTCTTGATCAAATATACTTATGTAAAAATAAGAATAAATGGAAAGCTGTAAACAATAGGTGTTTTGTTAAACCTTTAAAATCTAAAGACAAATTAACAACAAATAAAGAACAACACCTAATTGGTATACTTAAAATAGGTAATAGTTCTTTAGAAGCGCTAGGAATAAACGAGGGAGACTGTGTTGGTTATACTCCTTATGGGGAATATGATTTTAATGTAGAAAACGAGCGTTTATATTGTATGAAATCTAATGATATTGTAATTAAATATGGAAATAAAGAAAACCAAGAAGAGTATAATCCAAGCTGGGCAAATAGCGGTTGAAGAATTAATTAAAGTCGCTAAAGAGCCCATTATAGATTTTGGCCCTGACATTTCTGCAGATAGACTTAAAAACGCTGCGGCTACTAAAAAGTTAGCTATATTTGATGCCTTTGAGATATTACAAAGAATACAAGAAGAAGAAAATATTATAAACGAAAAACCAAAAGAAGTTAAAGAAGAAAAAGCTTTTAAAGGTTTTGCAGAAGGAAGATCTAAATAATGTATACGCAAAATCTTTTTACTGTTGTTGAAGACCACATAAAACCTAAAGTTCTAAAAAGAATGAATAGGTATAACAAGTGGGAGTATGGTTATAATGAAGAATATGATATAGTTGTTATATCTAAAACAGGAAAAATAGGTGAAATATATAAAATACAAAACTTATATATAGGATTACCTGAAGTTCCTAAAGATGTTGTTAAGTTTAAAAATAACAAATGGAATAGAGAAACATTACCAGTTGCTTTCAAAAAAATCAAAACAATTTTTGATTGGGAAGAATACCCAGTTGATTTTAAAGAAAAATGGTATGATTACATTGATAAAGAATTTACTAGAAGAGAGCAAGGTTTTTGGTTCTATAATAAGAGCGTGGCTACTTACCTTACTGGTACTCACTATATGTACTTGCAGTGGTCCAAGATTGATGTTGGGAAGCCAGACTTTAGAGAAGCAAACAGATTATTCTTTATATTCTGGGAAGCTTGCAAAGCAGACATCAGATGCTATGGAATGTGCTATCTTAAAAATCGTAGATCAGGATTTTCATTTATGGCATCAGGAGAAGTTGTTAATCTCGCAACTATTAATTCCGACTCACGGTACGGAATACTGTCCAAATCTGGGGCCGACGCAAAGACAATGTTTACCGATAAAGTCGTTCCAATATCAGTTAACTATCCATTCTTTTTCAAACCTATACAAGACGGTATGGATCGTCCAAAGACAGAACTTGCTTACAGAGTACCAGCATCTAAATTTACTCGTAGAAAACTTATCGCCAATGAAACCGCAGCCGACCTTGAGGGACTTGACACCACTATTGATTGGAAAAATACCGGCGACAACGCTTACGATGGTGAAAAACTAAAACTATTAGTTCACGATGAATCTGGAAAATGGGAAAGACCTAATAATATTCTTAATAACTGGAGAGTTACGAAAACCACCCTTAGATTAGGTAGTAGAATTATTGGTAAGTGTATGATGGGATCAACATCTAATGCTTTAGATAAAGGAGGTGATAACTTCAAGAAATTATACTATGATTCAGATGTTACAGAAAGAAACGCCAATGGACAGACTCGCAGCGGACTCTATTCTTTGTTCATACCTATGGAATGGAACTACGAAGGATACATTGATTCTTATGGCGTACCTGTATTCGACACACCAATTGAACCAGCAGAAGATCCGCATGGTGTTAAAATAAAACAAGGTGTTATAGAGTACTGGCAAAACGAAGTTGACGGATTAAAAGGCGATCAAGACGCTTTAAATGAATTTTATAGACAATTTCCAAGAACTGAAGAACATGCTTTCAGAGATGAAGCCAAATCCTCTTTGTTTAATCTAACTAAGATATACGAGCAAATAGATTACAACGGTGATGTTGGTAAAACAAAACTAGTCACAAGAGGTAATTTCATGTGGGAAGGTGGAATAAAAGACACTAAAGTAATATTTGCACCTAATACTAATGGAAAATTCTATATAACTTGGGTGCCTGACATAAATCAGCAAAATCAAATTATAATAAAAAGAGGTATAAAATATCCAGCAAATGATCACATGGGTGCTTTTGGTTGTGATCCATACGATATATCTGGAACAGTAGACGGTAGAGGTTCTAATGGTTCTCTTCATGGTTTAACTAAGTTTAGTATGGAGAATCATCCAGCTAATCATTTCTTTTTAGAATATATAGCTAGACCTCAAACAGCCGAAATGTTTTTTGAAGACGTGTTAATGGCCTGTGTATTTTATAGTATGCCAATACTAGCAGAAAACAATAAACCTAGATTACTATATCATTTCAAAAGAAGAGGGTATAGAGGTTACGCTATGAACAGACCAGATAAATTAAAGTTATCTGTAACAGAAAGAGAAATAGGTGGAATACCTAATTCAAGTGAAGATATAAAACAAGCACACGCAGCAGCTATAGAATCTTATATAGAAGATTTTGTAGGATTAAAATCAACCGGAGACTACGGAGACGTGTATCTTCAGAGAACTTTAGACGATTGGTCTAAGTTTAATATTAACAACAGAACAAAGCATGATGCTTCTATAAGCTCTGGACTCGCTTTGATGGCTTGTAATAAAAACAAATACAGACCAATACCAATGAACGTAGTAAAAAGCTATGATCTAGGTTTTAAAAGATACAATAACAAAGGAACAATATCAAAAATAATTGAATAAATGAAAATGTATACTAACTCAAATAGCGCCTTTCCAAGTCAGGTAGTACCGGATGCAGAAAAAGCTTCGTGGGAATACGGTTCGCAGGTAGCACAGGCTATTGAGACAGAATGGTTTAATCAAGGAAGAACTAATGGTAATAGATATCTTACTAGTTTTAATAATTTTCATCATTTAAGATTATACGCTAGAGGAGAGCAACCTGTTCAAAAATACAAAGACGAGTTATCTATCAACGGTGACTTAAGCTACTTAAATCTAGACTGGAAGCCAGTGCCTATTTTATCTAAGTTTGTAGACATAGTTGTTAATGGCATATCTAGTAAAGAGTATGATATTAAAGCTTACTCTCAAGACCCAGAGTCTGTAAAGAAAAGAACTATGTACGCAACTGCTGTTGCTGAGGATATGTTTGCTAGAGAACAAATGCAAGCAGCTCAACAGACTTTAGGTATAGATCTACAAAGAAGCTCATTACCTCCAGACGAAATACCTAGAACTCAAGAGGAATTAGAATTACACTTACAATTAAGTTATAAACAATCAATAGAGATTGCAGAGGAAGAAGCTATAACAACTACACTAGCTAAAAATAAATGGGAATTAACTAAGCGTAGATTAAACGAAGACTTAGTAGTTTGTGGTATTTCTTGTGCTAAAACAAGTTTTAATACAGCAAATGGTATAACTTTAGATTACGTTGATCCAGCTTATTTAATTTACTCTTACACTGAAGACCCTAATTTTCAAGACATATACTATGTAGGTGAAGTAAAGTCTATAACTATACCTGAATTAAAAAAACAATTTCCAGATATTTCAGAAGAAGAATTACAAAGAATTCAAGAAATGCCTGGCAACAAACAATATATAACTGGCTGGGGTAACTACGACAACAACACTGTTCAGGTTATGTATTTTGAATACAAAACTTATATGAACCAAGTTTTTAAGTTAAAAATAACTGAAAACGGTTTAGAAAAAATTATAGAAAAAACAGACGAATTTAACCCTCCACCTAATGATGGGTTTGAAAGAGTAAGCAGGTCAATAGAAGTTTTATACACTGGCGCTAAGGTGCTAGGAACAAACACTATGCTTAAGTGGCAATTAGCAGAGAATATGACTAGACCAGCAGCAGACACTACTAAGGTAGAAATGAACTATGCTATTGTTGCGCCTAGAATGTACAAAGGTAAAATAGAATCCATTGTAAGCAGGTGTACAGGTTTTGCAGACATGATACAGTTGACACACTTAAAAATGCAACAGGTGTTATCTAGAATGGTTCCAGATGGAGTATTTTTAGATATGGACGGATTAGCTGAGGTTGATCTAGGTAATGGAACAAACTATAATCCAGCAGAAGCGTTAAACATGTATTTCCAAACAGGTTCTATAGTTGGTAGATCACTTACTCAAGATGGAGATCCTAATAGAGGTAGAATTCCAATACAAGAATTACAATCATCAGCTAGTGGTCAAAAACTAGCCGCTTTAATTCAAACGTATCAATACTACCTACAAATGATACGTGATGTAACAGGGCTTAACGAAGCTAGAGATGGCAGCTTACCAGACAAAGACGCTTTAGTTGGTCTTGCAAAAATGGCTGCTAATCAATCAAACATAGCTACTAAGCATATAAATCAAGGTAGTTTATATATTGCTTTAAGAATATGTGAAAATATTTCTTTAAAAATAGCAGATGTATTAAGATTTCCTTTAACAGCAAACGCTTTAATAGAAGGTATATCTGTATACAACGTAGAAACTCTTAGAGAAATATCAAACTTAAATTTACACGACTTTGGTATATTCTTAGAATTAGAGCCTGATGATGAAGAAAAAGCAGCCTTAGAGCAAAACATACAAATAGCTTTGCAATCAGGTGGAATAGATTTAGAAGACGCTATAGATATACGTCAAATAAAAAATCTTAAACTTGCTAATCAATTATTAAAGCAAAGACGTAAAAAGAAAATAGAAAGAGAACAAGCTCAACAAAAAGCAATGATAGCTGCTCAAGGAGAAGCTCAATCAAAAACAGCAGAGCAAACAGCATTAGTGGAAACACAAAAGCAACAAGCTTTAACTTCTCAAAAAGTTAGCATAGAACAAGCTAAGTCTCAATTTGAAATGCAAAGAATGCAAACAGAGATGCAAATAAAAGCTCAATTAATGCAGCAAGAATTTGGATATCAAATGCAGCTAGCACAAGTAAAGACTGGAGCAGAAGGTTCTAAAGAAAGTGAAATAGAAAATCGCAAAGACAAGAGGTTAAAGATGCAAGGTACTCAACAGAGTAAATTAATTCAACAACGTCAAAACGATTCTAACCCTGTAGATTTTGAAACCTCAGGAGGAAGTGAACTTGGATTCAACATAGAAGAGTTGATGCCTAAGATTTAATTAATTATATAATATTTTATCATGTCAGAAGAAACAAAAACAAATGAACCTGTTAAGCAGGAAGGTGAGTTTAAAATTAAAAAGAAAACTCCTAAAAAACTTGGACACTTAAGTGGAAACGATCCAGTTAAAGTAGACTTAACTAAACCAGAAGCTACTGGAGATATTACTCCAGAACTTATAAAGGTTAAAGTTCCTAGTGAATTAATCAAAAAAGAAGAAGACAACAATGCCATTCGTATCGGAGAAACAGGAGAAATTCCTGAAAATAAACAAACCGGAGATTTGGTTGAAGTGGACAAACAAATACAAGAGCCCAGCGCGGTTGTTGAAGAAGTCTCTCCAATCCAAGAAATAACCGATGAAGAAGTCAAAGAGGTTAAGCAAGAAATAAAAGAAGCTATTAGAGATAAAGAGGTTCTAGGAAAAGCTTTACCTGAAAATGTAGAAAAACTTGTTACTTTCATGGAAGAAACAGGTGGATCATTACAAGACTACGTAGCATTAAACAAAGACTACTCTAAGCTAAATAGCTCAGAGGTGTTAAAAGAATATTATCTTAAATCTAAACCACACTTAGAACTAGATGAAATCGCTTTCCTTATGGAAGACAATTTTAAGTTTGACGAAGATGTAGATGAAGAACGTGAAATCCGTAAAAAGAAACTCGCGTTTAAAGAAGAAGTTGCAAAAGCAAAACAATACTTAGAAGGTTCTAAGAGTAAGTATTACGATGAGATCAAGTTGAGACCAGGCGTAACTCAAGAACAACAACAAGCATTAAGCTTTTACGACCAATATAAGGCGCAGCAAGAAAAAGCGCAACAACAACATGGTGATTTTAGAGATCGTACTAAAAAACTATTCAACCAAGATTTCAAAGGTTTTGATTTTAATGTTGGAGAAAAAAAATTTAGATACGGCGTTAAAAATCCAGATAAAGTTGCTGAAACCCAGGTGGATGTTCAAAATTTCGTCAGTAAATATTTAGATAAAGACGGAAATATGGTTGATCCAGCAGGGTATCATAAAGCAATGTATGCTGCGATGAACTCTGATAAAATAGCTCATCATTTTTACGAACAAGGAAGAGCTGATGGTATTAAAAATGTTATCACTAATTCCAAAAACCCTACATCAGACAAACCTAGGCAAGCTGCCGGTGAAGTTTTTATAGGGGGAATGAAAGTAAAATCGATTAGCGGATTAGATTCATCAAAACTTAAAATACGAACAAAAAAATTTAACTAATTAAAAATTAAAAATTATGGCTTTATCCCCACAGTTTGGGACAATTTTACCTTCTCAAACTCAACAAATTTTACAGCAAAACTATCTTCAATTTGATGGTGCTGCTGGTGGTAACTTTGCTCAGCAATACTTACCAGAGCTTTACGAAGCTGAAGTAGAAAGATATGGTAACAGAACGTTATCAGGTTTCTTAAGAATGGTTGGCGCTGAAATGCCAATGACATCTGATCAAGTAATTTGGTCGGAACAAAACAGACTACATATATCATATGATAATTGTACTATAGCTGCAAACGGATTAGATATCGATGTAACAGCTGGTGGAACAATCGCGGTAACTAACGTTATCTCGCCTGCTTCAACAGTAGTTATTATGGATGACTTTGGTGGTGAAGTAAAAGCATTTGTTAATGCTTCTGAAACTGCTACAGGTATTGTATCGGTACAACCTTATGCGTTTACAGATTTACAAGCAGTAGGAGCTTCTGGAGCTGGGCTTGTTGGTACTGTAAAAATATTTGTTTATGGTTCTGATTATCAAAAAGGACAAAGTGCTGTTGGCGCTGCGGCTGGAGCTAACGTTATTGCTGCTGCTAACCCTATGGTTACTGTGAATCCTGCATTTAGTACTTTTAGCAACAATCCTATTATCGTAAGAAGTCAATACTCTATTAACGGTTCTGACACTGCTCAGATCGGTTGGGTAGAAGTTGCTACTGAAGACGGAACTGGAGGATACTTATGGTACTTAAAAGCTGAGTCTGAAACAAGATTACGTTTTGAAGATTACTTAGAAATGTCAATGGTTGAAGGTGAACTTAAAAATGCCGCATCTCCTATCGCTGGGGCTGTTGGTGCAGGTATCATTGGTACTGAAGGTTTATTCGCTGCTATTCAAGCTCGTGGAAACGTAGAAGTAGGATTTACTGCTGCTGCTGGTATCGATTCTTTCGATGCTATTCTTAAGAACTTAGATACTCAGGGAGCTATTGAAGAAAACATGTTATTCTTGAACAGAAATACTGCTCTTGATTTTGATGATATGTTAGCTTCTATCTCTGGAGGATACGCTGGTGGAACTGCTTTTGGTTTATTTGAAAATTCAGAAGAAATGGCTTTAAATCTTGGATTCTCAGGATTTAGAAGAGGTTCTTATGATTTCTATAAAACAGACTGGAAATACTTAAACGACGCTTCTACGCGTGGTGCGATGACTGGACCTGCTTCTATTGAAGGAGTATTAGTTCCTGCAGGTACTTCTACTGTTTATGACCAAATTTTAGGTACAAACATTAGACGTCCTTTCTTACATGTAAGATACAGAGCTTCTCAAGCAGATGACAGAAGAATGAAATCATGGCTAACAGGTTCTGTTGGTGGTGCATTCACTTCTACATTAGATGCAATGGAAGTAAACTTCTTATCTGAAAGATGTTTAGTAACTCAAGCTGCTAATAACTTTGTATTATTCAAAGGAATCTAGAGTAAATTAATGTAATTCTTACCCTCGTTATATCAACGGGGGTAATTATTACTCTTATTAAATTATTTAATTTTATTATATTATGTCAAAAAAAGAAACACAATTAAAACCTACGGGTTGGGAAATAAAAAATAGAACATATTTTTTAAGAGACAAAACTTCACCGTTAACTTTAACAATACCTGGTAAGCATACTAAAAAGCATCCTTTACTATGGTTTGATAAAGAAACAGGAACTCAAAAAGAATTAAGGTACGCTACAAATCAAGCGTCTGTATTTGTTGATGAGCAGAGAGGTGAGGCTACTATGGGTCATATAACATTTAGAGATGGAACGTTAACAGTTCCTAAAGAAGAACAAGCTTTACAGCATCTTTTATCTCTGTATCACCCTTTATTAAATACAAAATATCAAGAACACAAACCACAAGCTATAGCTGTTGATCAATTAGAAGATTTAAACTATGAAATAGACGCTTTAATAGCTGCTAGAGAAATAGACATTGATCACGCAGAAGCTATTATGAGGGTAGAGATTGGATCTAAAGTAAACGACATGAGTTCTAAGGAGCTTAAAAGAGATTTACTTATATTTGCTAAACACAACCCTAGATTGTTTATAGAATTAGCATCAGATGAAAACGTTCAACTTAGAAATTTTGCTTTAAGAGCATCAGAATTAGGTATAATTTCTTTATCTCAAGATCAAAGAACTATAACGTGGGCTTCAAATGGAAGAAAACTTATGAATGTTCCTTTTGATGAAAATCCTTTTTCAGCTTTCGCTGCTTATTTAAAAACAGATGAAGGTGTAGAAGTCTATAAATCTATAGATAAAAAAATGAAATAACAGGTGATTATGATAATGGGTGATCACTTGCGTGGTCACCTAATTATTAAAACAAACAAAATAAAATGGCAATAAACGTAAACCAAGTTTATCAAACGGTTCTACTTATCTTAAATAAAGAACAAAGAGGGTATTTAACTCCTGATGAATTTAACAAGATATCTACACAAGTACAGCTTGAGATATTTGAATCTTACTTTGAAGATCTAAATCAACAACTACGTGTGCCAGACAACGATAGCGAATATAGCGATCGTGTTAAAAATACTCAAGAAAAGATAGCAATCTTTCAAGAATCGGGAACGTGTCCTTACGTTGGCCCGTATTTTAGCACCCCAACAATATCCGGTGCAACAACATCTCAAACATTTACAACTACAGTAGCTCAACAGTATGTTATAACAAGCATAACTGCTAGCGAACTAGACGCTGGTCAACCTAGCGTTACACTAGAAGACGCTAATGGTGATCAAATATCTTTGGCTGAGTTTATAGATTGGACGATATCAGGAACAACTTTATCTTTAATAAATCAACCGGTAGCTGGAAGAAATTTAATACTAACAGTAAATGAATTTGATTTTTACAAAATAGGAACTGTAGTATACAAAGATGAACACCCTGTTCAATACGTTCAACCAAACGAATTATTTGAATTAAATCTTTCTCCAATAACTAAACCATCTACTACTTTTCCAGTATATAAATATAAAGATAGACAAATATATGTTTATCCCACAACCATAAATAAGACGGGGGACATATCTTGTACTTATTTAAGAAAACCATTAAATCCTGTATGGGATTTTACAGCTATAGCCCCTAATTTTCAATACATTTACAATGCAGGTGGGTCAGTTAATTTTGAACTGCATCCAGTGGAACAAACCGAGGTCGTACTTAGGATTCTTATGTATGCTGGTGTTATTGTTAAAGACCCGCAGTTGATACAAAGCGCTGGGCAACAAGTGGCTATAGATAATCAAAACGAAAAACAATAAGCAATGGCTATACAACCTCCAAATGATGGATTAATAACAGAAACTGGGCAACAATATTTTGAAGGCGCTCAAGGTTTTAGAGGCGATGGTGCCAAGCTTTCATTTCTAACTACGTTTGACACAGATCTTTTTTTAGGTAACTGGGATTCAAACACTGCTGATTATTCTTTAAATAATTTTAAGGTATATACTAGTACCCAGGGTATACCAGGTACTTTTTCAGAATATCTTACTAGTTTTTCTGTTGTTAATAATTCAATAGTATTTCCTAATGGTTTAGCTCCGGCTAATGGCTTGTATATAGTTGTTCAATTAAAAATACTAACAGGCGGTAAATACGCTACAACACAAGCGGAAAAAGCTTATGGCCAAACAACTGAAGATAATTACGGTAGTTATCAATATATAAAACTAAATGATATTGTAAACAATTTCTTAGTAGGATACATAGGGCAAGGAAAACTTTTACCAGACTCAAAAAGAACTGATGTTATATTTCATGCAAAACGTGGAATGCAAGAATTTAGCTATGATACTTTAAAAAGTATAAAATCTTCTGAATTAACAATACCAGATGGTTTAACATTAGTGCTACCTCAAGACTATGTTAATTATGTTAAAATGTCTTTCATAGATAACTTTGGAGTTAAAAGACCATTATATCCAGCAAACAACTTAACTATCAGTCCCTACAATACACAGTTGCAAGATTCAGCTGGTATACCAACTCAAGATAATTTTGGTAACGACGTAGAAGGTACTTCAATTACTCAAGAAAGATGGCACGAAGCTAACGATTCTTTAATAAACGGTAGTTGGACAATGCAAGACTTTACTAATGATATTTGGGCATACAACTGGGACAACCCAAGCGCATGGTTTGGCGCAAGCCAAGGTCAAATGTATGGGATGGATCCACAGTTTTCTCAAACAAACGGTTGGTTTAATATGAATGAAAGAGAAGGTAAGGTTTCTTTTTCTAGTAACTTAAAAGGACGATTAATAGTTTTAGAGTATGTATCAGATGGCTTAGCTACAGATTTAGATACTAAGCTACCAAAGCTAGCAGAAGAGGCTATGTATGCTTACATACTACATGGTATAATATCTACTAGAGCCGGTCAGCAAGAGTACTTGGTACAAAGATTAAAAAAAGATAAAAGTTCTAAACTGCGAAATGCTAAAATTAGGTTGTCAAATGTTAAGTTAGATGAGATAGTTCAAGTGATGCGCGGTAAATCTAAATGGATTAAAAACTAAAAAATGGCAGAAGCTAAAAATACTTTTTTAAAGTCCAAGATGAATAAGGATCTTGACGATAGAATATTGCCTAATGGTGAATATAGAGATGCTCTGAATATATCTGTTGGTAGATCAGAAGATAACGATGTAGGATCATTAGAGAATATAAAAGGTAATTCATTGATTGCTGGTACTGCTCAATCAAACTCTAGTCTAATATGTATAGGAAAATTTGAAGATGAAGTTAATAATAGAATATTTCAAGTATTAACTGATTTTACCGACCCTACGTCTAATTGCACTAGTATAACATATCCTAAAGATAGTCAAGTTGTAGAAATGAAAATAACTGTATACGATTTTAATACAGGTAATTACAACACGTTAATTGAAGGCAAGTTTTTGAATTTTGCAAAAAATAAATGTTGGCAAATAACAGGTATAAATTTAGTTGAAGACTTGTTATTCTGGACTGACAATAGAAATCAACCTAGAAAAATAAACGTTACAACTGCTTTAGGCGACGCCAATTACTACAAAGAAGAGCATCAAATATCTGTTGCTAAATATATGCCACAGCTAGCTCCGCAACTCTATAAAGAAGTTGACGCTGTTGTTGCCACTATTGCTAGCCCAACCGTAATTAAACTTAATACCGTAGTAGGTATTTCAGTAGGTATGACGGTTGTATCTAACGCTAAAGACAATGTAGCAAGTCAAACAATATTAGGTTCTGAATTTATAAAAGTTACAGCTATAGACGTAGCTACAGCAACCGTAACAATAAACGCACAACCTGCTATAACTATAGTTGTTGGTCAGGCTCTTAGATTTTTAGAAACAACAATGACAGATGAAAGCGGTGATTCTTCTTGGCCAGGTGATCCTAGTTATCTTGAAGATAAGTACGTTAGATTTGCTTATAGGTTTCAGTACGATGATGGTGAATATTCTTTAATGTCTCCGTTTACTCAAATAGCATTTATACCTCAGCATTTTGGTTTCTTCTTAAATGGTGATGAAAACGAAGCATACGAAAGTAGTGTTATAAAATGGTTTGAAAACAATGTAAATAATATAAAACTACGAATCTCAATGCCAGACGTTGGATCTGTTGTTGGTAGTGGTGGTAGTACTTCTAAGAATATACTTACAGAGTATAAAATAAGAAACATAGATATTCTATATAAAGAATCAAATGGTTTAGTTGTTAAGGTTTTAAAAACTATAACAGGAACTACTATGGCTTCAGAAATGGTAGATAACATATACGTATATGAATATCAATCAGAAAAACCCTATAAAACATTAACAGAAGGTCAAACTACTAGGGTATTCGACAAGGTTCCTGTAAGAGCTTTGTCTCAAGAAATAGCTGGTAATAGAGTTATATATGGTAACTTTAGAGATAAGCACACTCCTTATGAAACTTTAGACTATAACTGTACAGTACAAAAAAAATTAGACTTATATAGTTCTTTTGTTGAATACCCTAACTCTACTTTAAAACAAAACAGAACTTATCAAATAGGTTGGGTTTTAGCAGATAAATTTGGTAGACAATCGTCAGTTATATTATCAGAGTATGATACAACATCAACTTCAGGTGGAGCAACACTTTTTGGAGGTTCTACTGTTTTCCATCCTTACTATGATGAGAACGATTCTTTAGATGTTAAAACATGGTTTGGAGATGCTGCTTTGGTTTTGTTGAATCAAACAATAGGTAATTTCACCGTTGGTCAAACAGATAGAAATTTAGCAACTGGAGCACCTGGTTTATATGGAGAACCAAGAGCTAGCTGGGTTGTTGCCGATGGAAACAACGATGTAATACAATACGATAACACAGCTTTAGACTGGAAGTTAAAATTCTCTACACCCGTAACAGGAACACTACCTACGACTGATGACTATCTAAGAGGTGAATTTGTAGACTATACTAAAATAACAAGCATATCTAGTGCAGGTGGAATAACAACTATAACCACCCTAGATAGACCAAATTCTTATTATTTATATCTTTTAGAAAATACAGATGAGGATACTAAGTATGCTTATTCTATAAATCCACTAGGTTGGTATTCTTATAAAATTGTAGTCAAACAAAGAGAACAAGATTATTACAATGCTTATTTGCCAGGGTTTTTAGATGGTTATCCTGATGAGATGACTCAAGGTTCTCAGGTTAACTACGTTGTAGACTCTGTTAACGACACGTCTTACGCTGAATTAGAAAACGGAATTAATCAAATCCTTTTTCCAGGTGGTGAGTTAAACAACACAGCTCATTCAGTGTTATTAAATGATAACATAAATAAAATACCTAGAGACTTAAGTGAAGTAGGTCCAGATCAAAAACAATATAGAAGTAGTGTAGAATTATACGGTAGAGTTAACAATGTTGCCGAAAAATTTTCTATAACAGGTTTCTCATGGATAGGAAGTCCAGGTGGAGTTGATTCTAGTAATCAAATAACTTTTCCAGGAACAAATAATCCTACAACAAACCCAAGTGTGTTTTGCCCAACGTCAACGTGTACAGGTAAAGAGCAACCTCTTGAAGCTGGTATGGCTTTGTTAATGGCAAAATGTGAATTTAATGGCGGGTCAGAGCAAGTGTGTAGTAGACCACTTCCAGGTGTTCCAGACCAATACTATCAGTATCCTGAAAGATTTTCAAACGCAACTGTAATAACTAGTGTTTCATATGATAGCACTACTAATATTACAACGGTTAATTATAGCCCAGGTGGAGCTATAAATTCAGGTACAAATAATTTAATTATAGAATACGGAGACAATGTTCAGTATTATCCTGCTAACAAAGCAGATATAGCATCTACTATAGGTACAGCAGATGACTTAGGTTTTTATCAGTACTCTGTGGATAACTTTAACGGTAGTGCTGCTAGAAACTTTTATCAGCTAGAAACCAATCCTATAGTAGCTAGATTCTCAACAAATAAAAAACTTGGGGCTATGCCTGAAGATATGGTACCTTGGTTGAGCATATATGAAACTGCACCTGTAGATTCTTTATTAGATATATTCTGGGAAAGCACGACTGGCTGGAATTATATATCAGATATTAACCAAGATGTTGAAGCTGGATCAGACAACCCAACTGGCTTTAGTTCATTAGGTTTTGAGTTTAAAGAGAATCAAAACTTTGACGGCACTGATGATTTAATATTAACAGGCGTAACAGGTGATGCTAATTCTCCTTGGATAACAGATATATTTTATCCTACAAACAACACAGGTGTTAATTTAACTACTACAACGTCTACAATGACCGTTGTTAATGGAGCTGGAACAAATGTTTCTGGTTCTTTTGAATTACAACAAGTACCAACCACTAGTGTTGATGAACCAGGCGGATATAGAATTAAATTTATAAACACTAACCACGTGTTTTTAAATAGCGCCGAGTCAATAGAAAACTTTACTTTTACTTTAGCTATAACTTATAACAGCGTTGTAACAAGTAGATCTTTTAATGGAAGATTACAAAATATTGTACCATCTTTTTCTTTAGCAAACTGCAGCGATTACACAACTGTTGTTGGTCAA